ACACACACACACACACACACATAAACTTACATAACTTAACAAATCCATCATTAACACTAATGTGAAGACACAAAGGGAAGGAGGACAATCCCTAACCCCTTGAAGTCTCGACAGAGAGTCGAGCGGTAATTTAACCTTCCTGTCTTCCCCCTCCGCTCGTTCATAACATAACGATCGCGGGTTGATAACAGGGTAGGAAACAATTCCGTATCCACAACCGGGGCCTCCCTTCCACCCCGCACAACTTCCTCAGCCTCACCTAACTCTCCCTTCCAACCACTAACCCCTACACTCCTGAAGTGATACTTCTCCCAAGAAATTCCAATAGGTATCTGCTCATTCACCGTCAGTTTCATAACTTGACGGGGATCAGCAGACTCCCTAGGCTTATTCTTCTTAAAAATAACCTTCCAAAAATGTCCTAACTTACGGAAATATGACATTTCATCAGGCTTAAGATCCTTCCTAATCGCTTGATAGCGAGTATGAATAATCTTTGTAAGCCTTTCAGTCTCAGCCGGAGATGCCCCTTGTGGGATAATATCCGTAGAGAATTTGAGATGATACTTGTATATCTCTTCTAAACGCTTCTCACCCTGCCTACCCTTCGGGTAGTTTAACAAGGACAGATAGGGGCACATCCTCACCTCCCAGGTGAAAAGTGAGCCAACCGTCAACAAGTCGTGAATCTTTGCAATATTCAGATCTAAATCTGGGACCACCGATCTCTCCTGAAGAGTGCCAACAACGGCACCCCAAGAGAGGCGATCCAGAGCCTTGGAGCTCTGGAGCTGGGACTTGATGTTCTCCTTGACAATGTCACGAAAACGCCAAAGACCAGCAGGAAGCGGTGGAGGTCGCAATTTCATCTCAGGGTCCAGGACAACACGCATGTAACCCATCTCCCTCTTATAACTCGAGCCCTTCTTGACCCATGGACCCATCGGTAGTCCGCGACCTCCCAAACTCTCTGGAATAAACCAGGGGATGGGTGCCGCCGTCAACTCCGCTTTATTCTTAAAAAGAAAATGCGAAAAGACTGCGGATTGGATGGGTTCAGGGCAGAAGTTTTCCATTAGCTCCCGACAACGGGTTCCAAGGGACTGCTTGAGATTATAAGGTAGGGTACCACGATGGGCCTCACCATCGGAGAGGGTGGCTATCGCACGGTCACCACCCTTGGAGACACCACTAATAAGTGATGACATCAAGAATGGTACTCGAACGAAGACCCTCTTCGTGGGTTGCTCTGGATCAGCAGGACCCTCAATGAAGGAGGTACTGTTGATATTGAGGAACGTCGAGGATTGGAAGATCTTGCCAGGAGAAGGATACAATCCGACTCCCGAACACAAGGTCCTCCAATCACCGATGGAGCTCCGATTCAAGAAGTGGCTGAGACAATCATCACCATTTATCAACAGTCGACACTCGTCCAACCGTAATATCCGTTGAGCATCTAGCTCAAGGGCCTTACGGTTGACAGCAGCATTGACTATACATAAAATAGGAAAAGACGTCACAGACCCCATGAGCTGGCCATTCTTCTGTGATGCATAGGCATAAACAGGTTGGGACCAAGTCATGGTGAGTGGATGAAGTCCACCAACATCCGGATCTTGAATCTGGAACTCCGTAAGCGAATCTAGGAAGATCCGCCTCAGGGGGTTAGACTCGTCGACTTTAAATCGATCGAGCACAGCCTCTCCTGCAACCTTAGACGCAAACGAACGGATGCTATCCGTCGCAGCACTAAAGTCACCCGAGAAGAACACCCCAGAACTCTTCGCACGAGCAAAGGTTTTGGTTATGATCTCCTCAGTAACAGGTTGGCCGATTAGGGAAAATGTAGGATGCCCCCTAAGCAGGGAATGAATCTTTCTTTGGAGAGGCTTCATCAGGAAAGTCCTAAACGCACTTGTTTTAGTAATGGCACGGAATTTAAGTGGTTCCAAAAGGATCACAAGTTCTGTGGCATTCTCACAAGTATTCGCTCGGGACAATATCCGGTCATAAAGCTTCCGGAAAAGAATCTTCAGACGAGACGAATCGACAATGAGCTCACCCGAAACAGCTCGGGTGAGGTCGACAGGATTCTTTTCACACGTCAAACCCTCCCACAGAGAGGACTCATCGAGTAGGCGGCCGAGCTGTCCCATGTTGGACGCTCCGCTACCTATACAAGAGCGAATCCCAGCTAGGAAAGGCTCCATGAGCTCCGACTCTGTCAGTTGGAGGGCATCCGAGGAAAAGATCTCATTGACAGTTCGAATGATCTCGGACTCGTAACCGGATTGGTTGGCCACAAATGTCATTCGACTACCGGGCCGAAGGATCAACTCAGGGACCGGCGGGGGAAGTGAGGAGAGCACCCGAAGGGTGCCCGCCGCAGATTTCTCCGCCATCTCGAAGGAGCCTCGAGGCATGACAGTTTTCGAATTATAAATGGAAAACAAAAATCCAATCTTAGACGCGTCTGACGCTGAAGAGATTAGGAAGACTTTGGCAAAGCGATCAAAGCGGGACCCAAAAAGGATCTCGGGATGGTCACCGGGATAGCTGGGCAGCAAGACCTGCTCCTCACCGATGAGGGAACTGATATGAGATGCAACAAAATTCACAAGACGATTTTTGATGTACTTCAACCAGTTTCCCTCATAGTGAAGAAAACAGATCTGCCTAGCATTGTTTGTGAGTTTGAGCAACTCACCAGCTTTTGTTATGTAACCGTACATGCGTGCAACCTCTAAGACCGCCTCCACACACTCGTAGAGATATTTATCCATATCTTCTGGAGTGTCCGGGACGGACCTAGACTCTTGCGGTGCGTCGGCTGCATCACTATGCAGCGACGAGGGGGCCCGGAGGGGGTCCCCAAGTAGAGCTGTCTGTCCTACCCTGCTACTATCAGGTACCGAATTTGTAGCCACGGTTGATGGTTCGGAACCATCATCACTCATACTGAGTATATTGAACATATTGTCAATATCCGTGTCCCCTAGAAAAGGGGATTTTGATTTGGTCATTACGACCGTGAGATTTTTGTAGGCCATAGTTATTGGCTTC